CTTCCTTATCTCCAATCTTTTGATATATTTTAAGCATATCTCCAGTTTTAAGCTGTTTTTCTTTTCTAGATATTAATAAATTTGATAACTCCTGAGATTCATTCCATTTATTAGGTTGTAATGAAGCAACAATATGAGAACATTCATCGTTAATTTGATGGACTAATACTTGATAAATAGTTTGTTTCATGAATAATTCATCAAACTCATGGATTTTTTCACCAACAATACGTGAACGCATATCATCACCGTAAAGATTTAATCGTTTTAAATATACATCTTTAAAATAATCCATTTTCATCAATCCCATCAAATAAATTCATACATTCAAAAATTGTTTTTCTATAATATTTGAATGAAAGATATTTACAAGTATTTAACTTGTAATATAAGAAATAGTAATTAGTTGTTCTCTTGTCCTCTGGATATCCCATTAGCTCCACTAAAACAGTATCTAAAAATTTTTCCCATTCTCCATTTTTCTCTCTTTCTCTCAATAAACCATAAAGTTTCTTTTTCATTAACTCTTTATATCCATTATCAATCATGTCTAGGATACCTATGAGATTTTCCGCCGACTAAACGACCATAGTCATAAGTTTTACGTTTACGTGAACGATAATAAATATGCTCAAGATGCCTAGCATCTTCTTCTGTTTGTGTTTGTAAGTTAATGAATTGAGATAATAAATTTGCTTGAGAAAAATCCTTTTCAGAATATTGAGTTTTAATATTTTTCCAAGATAGAACAGTTCTTCTTAACCATTCTAACTTCATAAAAGTTGCAATAACTTGAATTTCATCTTGACCAAAAGCTTCATCTACAAAACCTTCTTCTTGATTATATTCTAGACTGCAACGTGGATAACGAAAATAAGGTAACGCACTTTCAAGAATTGATTCCCAATCGGCGAGAATCCATTCCATATCGTCATCATGACCGCGCGCCCACTCATCTTCTTCTATCTTAGCTAAGAATGCTTGATAAACAGTCATAAGAGGAGTTGCCATTTATATCACCTAGTCCTCTTGATTAGAAACTATTTTCAATATATCCCTGCCAGTTAATTCCTTTAAATAACTACACTTTTCAACATCCACAATTTTATTATCAATAGCATAATCGATTAATGCATCTACTTGATCCTTAGATAGTTCATGTATTTTTGTCTTAAAATCCTCAAAATTTGTAACTTTTAGAAGATTAAGCTTTTGACCATCATTAAGAACAATGATATTTTCAGGTTGCTTAGCATCCGCTGGCTCAAGTCCTAAATCAATCTTATCTTGCATATCATCGATATATAAAATACCAGTTTCAAATAGATATTTTACACCATTTTGCCACAAAGCTTGTTCTAGAACATCAAAAGGAATTGGATAAGTTACACCTATACCTCTCCAAACTCTATTAATGCCAAACTCAGGCAACTTCATTACTACAGTTCTATTTACAGTATTTCTAACTTTAACTTGTCTTCCTTGCATTATTTTTTCCTCCTTTTAACTCAAAAGGCAAGTGAGAATATCCCACTCACCTTTCATTTTATATTTATTTAATTACTTAGTTGGAACTTCGTACTTAGTATCAGCTTCATTTGTTAATGTAGTATTTTGATATACACACCAATCATGAGTAGATAGAATAGCACAACCCATCTTCTTGTATGCTTGAATTTCCATAGAATTGTCTCTATTTTCCCAATCCTTAACGATAGTTTCACCTTCAAATACTATCTTAACAATCTTTTCATTACCAGTTGGGAATACATAAGCAACACCAGGATTGATCTGAGTTGTTGTATTAGTTTCATCAGTGAAAGATTGAGGAATCATAATAATTGGATTACCTCTAAACTGTTGAATGTAACCAGTATTATGAATTGCAGAAATATCTTCTGGAGCATATACTGGAGTGGCACCGCCTGTGTCATTTTTCCAAATTGGAAGACCAATAGCATCTGGACCCATTGCAGCTATAAACTCTGGAGGAGCAAATATAGTAGCTGAGCCACCATAAGCTCTACAAACAGCACATAGTCTTGCCATTGAATCTGGATCAAAATCAGGACTTACAACAATATTTGCAGATGGTCTATCAACCTGATTAATAGTTGCTAGAAGTGCCTTTTGAACCTCACCCATAACAGCCTCTTGAATACCTTCAAGAATTAGACTCATTGGTTCTGCTAGGTCCTCATCACCAGAAAGGAATCTCTCAAAATCGATATAAGCCGCGCCGCCAATTGCGTGTGCACTAACTTCAAAAGTCTCCTTATCTAGTCTAAATGCCTCATAAACGCCAGATAGACCTACTTCAGTAATAAACTGCTTTGCACGTCTACGACCTCTTCTTCTTACAAATTGAGCCTTTTGGTTGTGACCAACTGTCTTAATCTCTGCAAAAGTGCCCATAAATTCTTCAACATACTTTGGAAGAATCATATCGTTAGTTTCTTGTATAATTTCAAATACATCTAGCTTATTTCTACGATAAGCATTATATGTACCTGCTAGTTCTTTTATCTCTGCTCTAAGTGCCTCATTTACATCTTGATTACTATACTTAGTAGGATCAGGAGTAGTACCTCTTAGGCTATGTAGAGCCAATTCTTTAATATCTTGTAAATTCATAATCTAAACCTCCTCCTTAATTAAGCATTTGTTGTTACAGGCTTATTAATAACTTGGAACATAAATGATAGAGTTCCATCTGCGTTTGTATATGCTTTAACTACTCTTGTATAAATACCACCAATTGCTTGCGTATTAGCATCAACAGTCGCGCCAACAACGAGTTGACCTTCAGAATCAGTTGTTAGTATAGCATAAATTACATTTCCTTCTTTAAGAGCGTCTCTAATATTTGCCCAAGTGGCCCTACTAGCTGCAACGACATCTCCATCTACATCAGCTGTTTTAACTGCCTTAAAAGATGTAGCTTGTTCATTAATGAGAACTGTGTTAGTAGTAAATCTCTCACCAACAGAAAGAAAACCTATTCTAGGATTAAAATCATTAGCAGTCATATAATAATTCCTACGACCAGGAGTAAATTGATTATAAATCTTCTCAGTAGAATAGTTAACACCAACTGGAAGACCTTTTTCATCTGTTGTTGCTGTAGGAACAGTAGCAATGCCATTACCATTACCTAGACCAGTTAGAGGAGCTTTATCTACTGCTAGAAATTGTCCAACTTCACCATAAATCTTGCCATCAGATGCATTACAAGCACAGCCCATAGTCTTAATATCAGATGTAAATACTTTTGGATCTAGCTTGCATTGTGCTTCAATAGCACCGTTTCTTGTAAACCATACTTGGTTAGGCTCAAATTGACCAAAACCTTGACGGTCAAACTTGTAATAATTTTCATTGATAGCCATTACTTATTACCTCCAATCTTTTTATGTTTTAATATTAGCCTTTCACAGCCACTTAATTCAGATTCGCTCTTCATTGAACTATTCTTAAATACCAATGGAGCTTCGACCTCTTCCTCTTGTTTCTTACTAAATACATTTGGATTAGCCTTATATGCAGTTAAACACATATCTTTCTCTAAATCTTCAACTGTAAAACTATCTTTTTCTAATTTATATCTATCAAGAACATCTTCCTCAAGAACACCATCAAATTGATTTATGATTTCATCCTTTTTCTCACTCTCAATCTGTTTCTTGAAAGCAAGTAGTTCTTCATTTTCTTTTAGAATGTTTTCTTTTTCCTTTTGGAATTCAGTCTTTTCATTTTCGAGTTCTTGAACTTGTGCCGCGAACCTATCTCTTTCTTCAATTAGAACCCTTTCCATTAGAGAGCTGTTGCAGCCCTTCTTGTCATCATCATCCTTCTTGAACTCTTCTTGATCCTCTTTATCTTTCTTAGAATCATCCTTTTTAGAATCATCCTTAGACTCATCATCCTTAGAGTCTTCTTTTTCGTCCTCTTCCTTAGGATCTTCTTTCTTAGCAAAATTTTCATTTAGATTTTCGTAAGAGCCTTCATTCATAGACTTCATAGCTTGAAGCGCATTAAATTCAGATTCAGTAACATCAATCATAAAGCAAGTTGTAATTTCGCCAAGAGTAACACTAGAATCGTCCTTAGTATAAGAAACTCTTTCATAACTATCAGTCTTAAAATTATAACATAGAGCATATTCATCAAATACATCTATCACTTGATAGTCAGGGTATAGAGCATCTTCAGCAACGTTCTTATTTAGCTCAGCAAAAATTAAACTAAATTTTTGATTGTCAGATAATCTAAAATTAGTAAAATTAGCTTTCTCCATTACCTTATTCTCCTCCTGTTCTTCAATTTTTCGTATATATTCAGTTAAACCTTGAATATCTTTACATAGACTAAAGAAAGCACTTCCTTCAAAACAAGGTTCTTCTGCAATACCTAGAACTTGCAAACCAACAAAACAGCCTTTTGTAAAGTAAAACATTGGCTGTCCATCATCTGCAATTCTCCATTCTCCATCCATCGTCTCTCTAAAAATCTCCATAGACTGGGATTTTCCTAAAATCTCTTGAGCTTCTTGATACAATCCTGTAAATAGATATACATCACAGCAAAGATAAGAACGTACTATGCCATCTATATCAGTATGTTCTTCATAGACGGCATTGGGATTTTCTGGTACTATTCCATAAATACGTCCTTCGCAATTATCTTCTCCATGATCAGTAAAATCTTCATCAAGAGAATCATAAATGCCTTTGATTGGAGTATAAGGTAAAGACTGTTCAAGCTGGATAGCGAACTCGTCTGATATAAAAGTGCGATTGCGATTTAGTCCTTTATAGAAAATTCGGACTCTTGCCTTTGATAATACATCATTAATTGGCTCAAGTTCACCATAAGGTTCAATAGAGACTCTTGACATATCTTCATTAAGTTCCACTATTGGCATTTGTGTCACCTCCGTCATTAGAATTAGATTTATTATTATCTTCTTCACTTGTTTCTGTAGATTCTTCTTCTGTTGTCGTTTCTTCAGTAGTTTCTTCTGTACTAGTTTCTGTACTAGTTTCACCAGAAGCACTAGCTGGAGTATCACCAACTTTACCAGATTGAGTGTAAGAAGTTTGTAATGGCTTAAGAACTTCATCTAGATTTAGAAGCTCATTCTCTAATTCCTTAAGGTCTGCTAGATTGCTTTGGTTGATACCAGTAGCAAGACCAGGAGTTAAGAAACTATAACCTAATGTTGCTAATTGTCTTGATTTTTCAGTATAAGCATCATCATTATAGTAACTTAATGGTAAAATCAATAGCTCAAATACCATTTTCTTATTTGAAAATTTATTATTTAATAAAACTGTGAAAAAATGAGCAAATTGTTGTCCCATTATCATCATCATAGCTAAGTCATTTTTAATTGAATAATCTAAGCCCGCTTCCGTGGTACTATAGAATAATTCTTTTGATATGCCCGCAGATTCATAGATTAAATTTTGTACGTCTTCAACTTCAGTAACCTCATCGGCATCACTACTGCAATCCAATAGGTCAATATCTGAATAAGAAGTAACAACATCAATATCAGGATTATCTCTAAGCATTTCTACAACACCTTGATGCATTGATTCTGCTTCTTCAGGTTCAAATACAAGCTCGCCTTTATCTACTGGAACTTTTTGAGTTAAAATTCTTGATAGAGACTGTAGGTTACGTTGCTTGTCAATTTCCTTATAATCATCTAAATCATCAATTAATGGAATTAAATCTAAGAAAAAAGGACGTTCATCAAAATAACAAAAATAAACGCCTATTTCAGCGGGTAAAAATATCCATTTTTCGCCGCCATGATTTTTATACTTATAATAACTCTTTTGTACTATTTTAGGATATGTTTTAAGAATTTGTGTTCTTAAATTTTCATCTGAAATAGTATCAAAAAAAGCCATATTAAATTCCACTATGTCAATATCTTGGACATTTTTAAAACGACTTCTACAATAGTCAAATGGTAAATCTTGAATAACAACATTATCTCCTTCATCATGAATTAATCCATAATATGCGCCTCTAACAAGAATATCCTTCATGAAAAGACTACATTTACGTTCAATTTGAAAGCTACTACAAAAATCAATAGCATCCTCATAAGCCTTACGATTTTTCTTTTCAGTAATCTTTGTTTTTCTATCGGATACGTGTGGCACTAATAGCCACGCGTACCTAAGAAAAGTAGCATAATGGAGGATTATACGCTTGTAAATTCCGCTTGTTTTAAAGAAGAACTCTGATAAATGCGCTTGTTCTATTGGATCTCCAAATTCAACAATACGCTTAATTTCTTCTTTAGAATAATTTCTACGAACAGGACGTATTGACTTTGCTTCTGTCTTTTGATATGCGTCCTTTTTTGTAGCAATCATTAACTCTATTGATTTTTTAAACGTAGAGATACGTTGTTGTCTTAATTTTGCTTCAATTTGTTCAGGAGTCAAATTTTCTTTTTTATCCATTCTTTACCTCCTGTGTATTATTTATGTTTTAAAAAATACTAATTGTTTACCGCTTCCTTTTTTACGGAAACGTTTTGCGTGTTCCTCATAGAGTTCCTTAACACGGTGTAAGCCCATTTCTAGGGAACTGAACTTATCCTTTGTCATTCTCTTATTAATTTGTTCAAGGACAATTTCACCAGAAACTCCAGTTGGTTTTAATTTTAAATTCATCATTTCATCAATCATTATCGATGTTAATTGGTGTGGCATTAAACGTTTAGTTCTCTCTTCAATCGTCATTTTTTGACCTTTTCTTGTGGCTAATAGTTTTGTTTTAGCTTCTTGTTCAGAAATTAAAAACTTAACTTGGCCGCCATAAATCATTGAATAACAATTACCATGCATTTTGCTATTGAGAGGGCCATTTGCTTTAATTCCATAGAGTATGTTGATAGCATTTTTAGGTTGGACCTTCTTGTAGTCATCATTATTAAAGAAACCATATGCAGGATAGAACTCTCCTTTTTCATTATCATATGTTTCTTTAATCATTTCATCGCCTAGACCCACGCCAAGGCCGTTTATATCTATAACAACTTCTTTTGGATTATATAATTTAATTAAACGTTTAAGCTCTAAAGCTTGCTTATCAAAAACTTTAGCTTGATCAGTTTTTCCCAGAACAAAAAGATTTACTACATTTACATAGTAATTATCTGTTCTTGGAAAGACTTTTAATATGGTTGCCACTGTTTGGCACTGCAAACGGGCGATATCCACTGAAATAATGTAGAATGACTCAATATCATCTCTAGTTTTTTCAGATGTTTCTGGATTACAAAGCAATCTATGTCGGTTAAATTTATCATATTCAAACCAGGCTTCTGATGTTGCTCCACACCAGATACCCATATATTCTTTTGCAAACGATTCTTCTTTAAACGTTGCCGAATTTTTAATTTCATTTAAATAATTTTCAGGTAGTAATCCATGCATCATTGGTATCTTATAGTCACAGCCAAAAATGAAAGTGGATTTCGGATTGACTATCATTTGTTCCATATGCTCCACTACCTTATTATAACCATATGAATTTTTATCCCCAGCAGATGACATCCACATCTGACATTGTTGAGGTTCATATGGATTTACTGCACCATTTTTCATTCTTCTATTGACATTCATTAAAGGAAGCACAATGTTGTTTAAATCATCACCATTGTG